TGTTTTTTCTTTGGTAGCATATCTATATAGACTTTATATAACTCTTTTGGTTTTAATGGATATTTCTGAACCTCATTTACAAACTCTATCCATTCAGGCTTCATCGATAAAAACCTATTAACCATAAAGTTTGACCACGACTTTTTATCATCATCTGAAATCTCATCCCAATAATTTGGATGCTGTTGAGATGTAACCGCTTGAATGTGGTCAAACAGACTTTTCTTTTTAATTCCTTTAGCCATCAGGCATCATCTTTTTTGGAACAGTGCCACAATCTCCACAACTAAATACCTGAATAGGTATGACAGCTTCTTGACCTGTCGGTGAAACTAATGGTGATAGCCTCTTTAAAAAGTAACTCTGTATGAATGAGTAATTACCACACTCCTCACACTTTATAGATTCGGCCTGTGATAAATCCACCTTTGCTTGTGGTTTTGATATTGGTTTTTGTGGTTTCATATTCATTTGTTATTCCTATTTCAGTATGTTAAGTATTTCAATTATCATAGCCATAGCGTTGATTTCTTTATCCACAACCTGTGCATCAGATAATTGATATCTTGATATTGTTAGTATACATTCTGCGATATGCCCCTTACCATAATCATCAACCTCATCATACAGTAAACGAAATAACTCAGCAAAGTCTGACATCTTATTATCAGCCAACATCTTTCTTACAGTTACAAAAGCATCCTTCTTAGTCTGAGTCTTTAATACATTTACCAGCTGAGAGCAAAACACATTGATATTTAAATCGATAGCTAATAGATTATCCTGTTCAATGGCTAACTTACCATTGACTATCTGACGTTGTGCAAAATTTATAACCCTACGAATATCAGGATACCCACCATTAACCAATGTCGCTACATCATCCATCTTAAAATCAACCTCTTCTTTTTTAAGAATTTCGTTCAGATGAACAGCAACTTCTTTTCTTGATGGCGGCACTATTTGAAATGGTTGACAACGACTCTGTATCGGATCTATGATTCTTTCCACATAGTTACAAGTCAATATAAACCGTGTGTGTTTTGAAAAAGTCTCCATAAGGTTACGAAGAGCGGCTTGTGCGTTAGGTGTGATGTAATCACATTCATCTAATATCACAACCTTCATATCCTTAAAACCAATGGTTGAAGCAAATCCACGAACCTTATTACGAACCGTATCCACACTGTTTTCATCTGAAGCGTTTATGTACATATGGTCACAATCTATGTTATTTACCAACAGCTTTGCTAGTGTGGTTTTACCCGTACCAGCCCTACCATACAATAATAAATGCGGTAGATCCCCACTTTGTAGGTAAACCTTAATTTTACTCTTTAGGTGTTCATTACCTATGTAAGAGTCTAATTCATTTGGGCGATACTTCTCAACCCAAAGCGTATTATTTACTGTTTCCATTTATCATCCTCAACTTCTATTTTTCTTATTTCAATGTCATGCTTATAATTTTTAGGATACTTCATCTCAGGGTGTTTCATCACACTACGAAATTTCCTATTCTCTTTTTTGTTACCCAAAAAGTAGATATATCTATGTTTGCTAGCTTCCTTCTTTAACCAAAATGTATGTCCTATGGATTTTACCATCTTCTTAGGATCAGCTGATCCAAATCTAGAGTACACACTACGACTATGTATCCACTCACCATCTTCCTCTAATCTCAAAGAATATGTTGGTGCTAACTGAAAATCACCACAACCTTGGTATATCCAATTAGTAGCTTGATAGATAGCACCATCATGTGATTGTTCGGGATCAGCGTATGATATCAAAACCTTAATGTCGTTAGCATTCTCTTTCATCCATTTGAATGTAAGACCTAAGGCTAATGACTCAATGTTCTTTCCATATCCATCGTGTATGAATAGTCTTGTAAGCTCTAATATGTTTCTATTTCCTAATATCTCTTCTGAAAATATAGAACCTAAAACCCTTCTTCCAACAGGAAATCCATAACAAGCAACTCCTATTAGCTTCTCCTCAGGCTCCGCAAAGAATTTATGTTCATTATCTGTTTGATAAAAAATTCCAAGCGGATACCTGCAAGAAGAAAGTCTGCCGCTGTAGTGATATTTCTCTATCATATCCTTAGCCAATGGTTTATAAATTGGCCTTACTGATACTCTAGATTTATCTACATACTTTTCCATTACACGTCTTGTTCAGCAACCAAATAATATGTGGCATCATACTCATCAATCTTAAAATTAATACGAGCTAATCCGCCTGAACTAACCTCTAATGTAGCGCTCTCACATTCCTTATTAGCAACCAATACATCTCTGAATAGGTTAGCGTTAAAAGAAACATTTTCAATCTTATCATAAGATTCTGTTTCCACAGGAAGAGTGACACGATTCGTATTAATCTCAGCATAACCAATCACAACCTTTACCCCATCATCACCAGTTAATACTGTGAAGTTATCGGTATCAGCTAACGCCCCTTTACCAGCAACGAACTTCTGCATAAATGATTTATCAACCTTTATCTTTACCTCAAACTCAGGTATTGATTTAAGATTAGGTGGTGTATTGATTACCGATAAATCAGAAAGCATATAGTTTACATCTGATGCACTATCTGATATCTTTAGGGAAACTACCTTATCACCAGCCTTTGTTAAATCCATTGAGATATTCTCGGACATAACAGAAAGCAACTTTACTAACTGTTCTGTATTATACACACCCAACTCAGCTGAGTCAAACTTCCAATCTGACATTGTTAGTTCACCGAGCAGATTCTTATCACCTGTGATAAAACGGGTGCTTAGTTTATTTCCATCGCTCTTAATTACAACTGATGAACAGTTGCCTCCAAGATAGTATTTTTCAATAAACCTATTCAACGAATGTTTATTCATTTATTACTCCTTATTTATTATTAGATATATAGATATATATATCACTGTTAATTACCAAAACCAATATTATTTTTTTTAAATAATTCTTCTATAACATGCTCTTGTTTAGTTGGCACCCAACCTACAAAAGTATCCTCACCAACCAAAAGTTGTGGAAAGTAAATTTGTTTTGTTTTTTTAAACATCTCATTCCAAGATTGTTTATCGGTTGCACAATCTATCTCCTCATATTGAATACTATGTTTACTCATAAAATCTCTAGCCTTTTCACAGAAAGGGCAGTTTTTTACTCTTGAACTTGTGTATAATTTTACCATTAGAAAAATCTCTCCATTGATGTCTTTTTATTTACAGGCTCATCCCATTTTAGAGTTTCATAAAACATCATAATCTTTTTCTCAAGCATCTGAGCATACATCTTTTTGTAATCTATATGTTTCTTAATAAACTCTATTATCTGTGGTGGATCTTCATAACCCTTATAACCACAGGATTCTAAACCTAATTCATTTTGTCTGAGATAAACCCATTTTATCTTTTCTGAGGATGTTATCTTCTCATACTTACTGCTTAGATTAAAGTAATGAATTAAATCATTGTAAGTTATAGCAGCCTTAACATGAGCGGGTGAACCCTTAGCAAAGTTTGTAAACTTACCATTCTTCCCATCTGAAAACTTTTTGAGATTCTTCACACCTGTCGGCATAGCTATTCTGTCAAAGTCAACTAATTTCATTGACTCTTTGAAGTTTATAATTCTTTCATCAATCTTATCCTTTGGAACGGTGGCTAGAATATCTTCTAATACACTTTTTAGTAACTCACCCATAGCCTTCGGAAAGTTACTACGAACCAAATCCAAACCTTTGACATGCAGTTTGTTTACCTTCACTCCATTGTCATTGATAATCTTCATACCATATCGTTTCTTCACAATGAACAAACCACTCTTAGCAATCAATTCCTGCTTTATCTCAAACCTATGTTTGTCTAAATTAAGAAACCTTTTGGCAAAGTAATCATATGAATTATTTAGAAATCCCTGCATCTCATCAGCCACATCCAATATCCTCTTACTCATCATAGTTTCGCTATCGTAATCCATATTAGGAAATCTTTTCTTAATCAATGGTAGAGCTGAATAGAATACAGAATCAGTATCAATATAAATACAGTAATCCTCTTTATCTCCCAACTCTTTATTGTAAAAATAGTTACCAATCTTTTTAGTGAACTTAATAAGCTCCTGACCTGTAAGTGTGGTAGCCTCAGCGTTATCCAAATCATAGAATCTAAATACAGGCAAACCTAACACACCATACAAAGAATTTAATACCACCTTCTGAATTAACTGGCGACTCTTAAAATATGTATATTTTTCATTATCTCCAGCGTCACCGAACTTCTTCATCAACTTTCTATACTCCACACGAGTATCAAACCATTTTTCCAATAGAGCTGGAATCAGTCCTTTCTTATCACTACGATAAAGCACACCATTAGAAGATACTGAAACCTTATTATTATCAAAAAAATCTTTCAACTCTGTTTCTGTAAGCTTACCTTTTTCTCTACCATTTGATTCTAAGGTATATGTTTTTTTAGTTCCCTTCATAAACTCTTCTGCATTCCAACCGATTAACTTACCAATCTTAGTTTCAGGTGAAATGTTAAGCGACATAATAACAGATGGATACATAGATGTAATGTCTAAATCAAATACCCAATCGTGTTTACCTCTTTGTGGTGGTTGAACATAAGCACCAGCAAACTTATCATCATCTAATTTCTTAACTCTCGGTGGTTTATTTGGAGCAACTACTCCTAATTTTTTAAGATAAACTAATATAGCACCCTCAAGATAACGAGAGGAAAAGAAAACATCCTCATATGGTACATGACCTACATGACAAACACCTCTAGCCATATCAATAAAATCCAATTTATCATGCATTCTCTTTACCAACCTAACATCATGAATGTTATACTCTATGTACTTATTCAAATCATTTTCATACAAATCATTTAGAGTTCCGCTATACTCTATTTTATTCTCACCTAACTCAAATTCTGCGACAGCATCTAATCTATAAGATGATAGTTGAGTGTATGTAAACAATCTGTACAAACCTAAATAATCCAAACAACTGACACCAGCGAACATATATCTTTTTCTGTGTTTATTCCATTGAACTGTTTGTATAGGTGACAACATATCAGCTATGTTACTACCAACAACCTTACAAGCCCTATTATATAGATAAGGCATGTCGAATGAATCCATATTCCAACCTGTTATTATGGTTGGTTTTATCTGTAGATATGTTTTAAAAAAAGATTGAAGCAAACTGAACTCATCGTCAAATCTTAGTATCACAACATTATCTTTTGATTCTAATGTTAATCTCTTCTTTTCATCTAAAGCAAAAGCATAATATTTGTCATCAACTGAACTGTGGATTGCTATGGATGTAATCTTATTTTTAGCATCTTCTGGATGTGGAAAGCCATCTGTAATTTCAACCTCAATATCAATTGTCATAATTCTATGATTTGTAGATAGTTCATCCGAATCTGTGTATTGATCTACTAAAACCCTAGTCTCAGGTGGGACATCTGATTCAAACAGATTCGGAGTTTCAACATCAAATTTAAAAATCTTTCTAAGCTTTTCGCCATAGAGAGAAACATGCGTACCATTCCTATCTTTTGTGTAAGCGTATTTTTTATAAGGTAATGTGTAATAACCAAGATCATCATCCCAAATATGAACCTTAGCTTTTTGTCTGTCGTAATATAAATTTTGATACATTTAGGTTATAAAATCCCCATTTTCGATATACAAATATACAAATAAATTATCATATAAGTCAAGCCTTTTTTAATCCATTAAAAATATTTTTTGTGAATCTATCAATGTGTTTTCTATGCTCCAATACAACATCATAAAGCTACCCATTAGATTATAACCTTGCATTGGTCTTACTGGTGTTAGTGTATTGTAGAAATATCCCAAACTATCCACAGTAGAATGTTCATCCGTAGTCCATCTGAGAGTATCCACATTTACATTTACTGTATCTCTATTACCAAAATCATCATACCATACAGCTTTGTTTCTTCTATTAGATAATAGTTTGTAATATCCGCTTGAATCATTTTCATCCCAATACATATTACTCCACCAATGAACAACCAATCTTTCTACATCAACATCTTCTGCTTCTAAGTGTCCCCACATTGGTGCTGGCGTAACCCACAGATTATCCAGTATTTCAATTTTATTGACTCGTAACATAGTTACTATAATGTTACGTTCTTCCTCCACTTTTACTCTGTCATCACAACTAAATAATAATATTAATAATAATAACTTTTTCATTCAAAAACCTTTTGATAAAAAAGGGGCGAAATTAATCGCCCCAATTATATCATCTTAGAAATTAACAGTTAGTCCTAAGTTGTAGTATCTTGGTGTTCCCAAAAATACTTCAGCGTTATGAGCTAAGTGAAGTTTATCACCATACCCATTGTACTTAGAGTTATCTGTTGCGTCTTGTACATATACATTATCAAGAGCATTAAAGACATGACCATGTAAGGTCACACCATAACCAGCAATCTCTGGTAGTTTGTATGATAAGTGTAAGTCTAATTTAGAATAGCCAGGAGCTTTCCAAACTTGTGCCCTATCCTCATCACCTGTTACCTCACGAGATTCTGGTGACCAATCAGCATAATTGTCATCATAGACTTTTAATAATCCTTGAATGTTCAATCCAGCGATTGGTTTTAGTGTTAAACCACCAACATAAGCTGTTTGTGGCATATCACCAACTTTTAGATTATTAAGAGCATAAACATATTCGGTTGTCATCTGTCCGATAATCTGACCATCTTCATTATACTCTTGTTCTAAATAATCACCTTTGGCATCTCCATCGAAGAACCAATTACCTTTACTGAAAGCAAAGTCTACATCAACCATTTCGTGTAGAGCAACTTTAGCCTCTACCTCAACACCAGTATGACTTTGATTTACACCAGTTAGATAAATGATGTCTGTATCACCTGAGTCACCTTGACC